AACGTTGCTTCATCTTTACACTTGACATATGTTACTGTTTCATCGTCAGTCTTAAACTCGCCGCAACCAAACACAATGCTCTTTCCGTTCTTACGCAAACAGATAGCAGTGATTGGTTTGTCAGCTTTACCGATGTCTGGGAAACCCTCATCAGCAGCACACTCAATATCAATAGTTACGACTGAAATCAGAGCTGGATCGTATTGAATCTCGCCTGGATAATAGTCATACATGAATACGTATTGGTAATTTGTGAGACCATAGAACTCGAAGTTGCTGACTTCTTCATATCGTTTCGTGAAGTCACGTGCGTCTCTGATGCTGTCGAAGTTTATTTTATCTACAGGCTTGCCATCTAATGTGCGATAGAAACCATCTTGTTTTGGTAAGAAAAGATATGGCTTATACTTCTCGATGAACTCTACAGATTTGCCATCTTCATATCCACGGACGAAGATCTTGTCGCCCATCTGCTTAACATCGGTATAAAACTTCATAATGTCTCCTGTGCTCGCCCAGTTCGAAAACCTACAGACGAAATAAAAAAGGGTAGTATGTTTATACTACCCTACTTTCAAGTAAATGTCAAGCGAAAACTTTGAGTGCTTCCTCAAAAAGATCTTTACGCTCTTCGAGACCAATTGTACCGCCATTGATCTTCTTTGTAACAGTAACGCAATCTTGTTCATCAGCCCACTTGTTTAGATTGTGCTGATCCCAGAACCAAGCAGCCGACATAGCAGCGCCTTCTGGTGTGGACATGTAATCAACAACTGAGTCGGCGTCCATACCAACTGCTTCTGCAAATTGTGTATAGTTTGAACGACCAGTCAACTGTACAAGACCACGACCACGGAACTTATATCCGTCGCCAGAATCTTCATCGCCATTGCCCATGCGATCAGCATAAACACGATTGGCAATCTTTTCTGGATTGTGAGCGTAATCTTCTGGATTCACGTCACGGAAATACTTTGGAAAAATTTGAGCGAGACGCTCTGGTTTGTAGTTTAGATTTTCTTGTGTTTTTGTAAGACCACCTGACTCATGACCAACTTGCGCAAGGAACATAGCAATACGATTGATATTGTTAATCTCAAACTTGTTCATTGCTTTATTAAGAGGATCAACGAAAGAATCAATGATTTCTTCTTTAGTGTCTTCAAAGAACGATTGAAGCTGTTCTTTAGTGATTGACATTATATACTCCTATAACGATAACGGGGAATTGCTTCCCCGTTATTTAGTTCGTCAGAAAGCTCTGCTTGGTATTCTTTGTACCACATTCTTCATAACAACATAATGAATTTCATTACGATTGATACCAAGATCGGCTAACTGACGATCTGAAAGACTATACAACTCACGATATGTGTTGTTGTATAGGAAAGTGCGACGAAGCCACTTCATCGCATGATTGAAAAATAACATTATTTCTTCCCTTTTGTTAATAGTTCGGGAGTTGCTGGAAGTTCGTCCTCAATGTTAATTTTCTTTGGCTTCTTCTCTTCAGGAATGATATGTTCCAACCATACCTTTAAAAGACCATTGACGTATTGAGCATTGTTGACAACAACGTCATCATTAAGCATGAATGTGCGCTCGAAAGGACGAGTTGAAATACCCTTATAAAGATACTCTGTTGTTTCGTCGGATGCTTCCACTTTACCAGCGACGCGAAGCTTGTTTTGTTCGAGAGTCAATTCAATGCTGTTCTTACCGAAGCCAGCAACTGCCATCTCCAGCAAGTATTTATTATCGTCAGTCTTTTTAATGTTGATTGGAGGATAAGCTGCAGCTGCCGTATTAGCGGCATGCTCTACTGCTTCTTGAACTTTGGCAAAAAACTTGTCATGTCCAATGAAGAACTTATCGAATTTGGGGAATTGTGCGAATGAAGAATCGAAATAATGTGTCATATAGACCTCCTTTAAGGGCAAGGTTAAAATTATGAGACCCCGAAGGCATCTCAAGTATTATATAGTTACTGTGACCATATTTTTCAATAGGTCAGTGCAACTTTTTTTGTAACTTTTCTTTGGTTGTTACAAAAAGATCTTGAAGCGTATGAGAACATAAGAACACTGGTGTAAGCCCAACTTCTCTGAATTCCTCAGCCACATCAAGAATTCTTTTGAAAGAGTTATACTCATCATCCGCCAATGCATCGGCGCAATACTGAACGATCTCTTCCGAAACTAACTGCAGGTTATCCACATCTACTCTTTTCATATTAAGCCCTCCAGTATTATATATAAATACTGGAAACACTGGAGGATATTATGCTCTTTAAGCTTAAATTGTATGCATTCATTATTGTTTTAATAGCTAGCATGGCTGGCGGTCTGTATCAAAGCTGGAAGCACCAGATTGAAGCAGAAGAACTCGCCAAATTCAATCAGGCTCAATTAGAACAAACACAAAAAGATCAAGCTGAATACCAACAGAAGATGGAAGCTATTCAGCAGAATCAACTTGAGATCATCAAGAAAAACGAAGAAGCAAAAGCTGCTCTTGAAGCAAAGCTCAATGCTGTGGGTGAATTTCTAAACTCTGACGCTGCTAAGAAAGAAGATGTTAAGTCATCTGAAATTCTTAAGCAAACTATTCTTAGATTACAAGGACCAGTGAAATGAAGAAAGTTTTAGTATTGTTTGCAGCTCTTGGTTTAGCTGGATGTGCGCATGATGGAATCGGTAAACCAGATCTTATTGTAACAAAACAAGTTGTGGTAATGCCCGATGAAAGTCTGTTTCACTGCCCAGACGTTAGAAAGTTTCCTGATGTATCAACTTTGACTGATATTGAAGTTGCTAAGTTACTTGTTAATCTTCATGCCAACAACACACTGTGTCAGAAGAACATCAACTCAATTCATGAGTTCTTAACAAACGCAAAGAAAACTACGGAAACAAATTAGTTCCCGTAGTATAACTTATCTGGGTTGTCGGATAGAAAACCCTCTGCAAAAACGAGAGCTGATTCCTCAGTATGCTCGGTCATATTTGCTTCTGGGTACCATTGAAGAAGATCGAGAGTTTCATCTTCAACATCTTCAACGCCATACATTACAACATATGATGAATCTTTATTGATTTTGATCTCAATAGTAACAATTCGTTTTTGCTTTACGAATGCTTTTGTTTCAAAGACATCGCGATGCCATTCTTCGCCTTCATGACAAAGAGTTTCTTTTCTCACAAATATCTTTTTAACACGTGGTACCCAATAGGTGTGACCAACGTCATACTTGGTTTCAATTTTCATAACAAAGATCTTTCAATTATTCGCAGACTCGGCGAACCACCTGATTGCCCCACTGATCGTAGCCAACCAATTCGTTCCAGCAGCGGCGACCTTCGTAGTAGAAGATTGAGCCAACTATTGCGGCTGCGCCCAACCCAAGAAGAAAGCCATTAACGCCACCACCATGACGATGTTCATAATGTGGAGCAGGACGATGTCTTTCATGGCGCCAATCCTCTGCTGATGCCGCTGTTGTCATAGCTAACAATGAAGCGATTACGAGTAACTTACGCATTTTAGATCCTTTCGATAACAGGCATACCAATCACTTGGATTTTGCTTGTTTTTTTGTTAGTCATTTCTTTTGCATAACGGATAGCATCTTGCAATGTTCCGAACTTGCAGGTCTGATCAAAAGAAACCAAACCATAAAGAGCAGACTTTTTGTTGATGTGCTTTACGTTGAAGGTAACTTTGAACTTATACATGACAAACTCCTTTAGGATTATTTATCCTCTTGAAGGTAAACTGGGTCACCAAACTTCATATCATCAGCAGTTTTGACCTTATTAGCTGAATAGATCGCGTTGTTAGTGCCAATTGGTTGTTGACCCATAACATGGCGATTACGCTCGAACTCGCGGAACACTTCTAACTCAACATCATGCTTGGCTTTGTAGTGAGCGATAGCAGCAAGAACCATAAAGACCCAAGCAATTGTAAGCCAAGTTGCCAGCGGTACATTATCGAAAATGATAATCAGCTCAGTGTGTAAGCCAAGAGTGCTTGTCATAGCGCCGATCGTGATGAACGACAGCTTAGTAAAGTTCTTAGCGAATGCGGTGTTGAATGCGCTCATATTGATAAATCTCCATTTCGTCCATAAACATTAAGAATCTTTTCCATGCGTCCTCGAAAATCTCTTCTGCATTCGGATACAACGCATAGAAAAGCTGTTCAGCTTCTTGTTTCGTCAAAGCAGTACCGCAGCATTCTTCGGCATGCTCAACAACATTCATATAACGCTCTTTCACTTTTCCCATAACGAACTCCTCATCATACAGTAATGATACTCTACTTTTATAAAAAAGTCAAGCCATTTCTTTTTGGAAATATTCGTTCAACGACTTCCATTTATGATAACCAGACTGAGTGACTTTCCATTCGTTACCATCAAAGACGTAGAAGTAGTCGCATCCTTTGAAGTCCATCTTAGCTTCTAACACTGAGAGATATTCTTTTGCTTCTTGACCTGTCTCGCCGCGATCGCGACCGTAGGCAAGGCACCAATTCTTGTCTGTGGGATTGTTAAAATCCTGCTTCTCTCCGATCTCAGGACAAAGCCCTGAGAGATTACCAAGTTCCATCAGCTCTTCGACTTTCTCGATGTCGCTGTAGTGATCAAAAAGAGTTTTACCAACGCCATCAACATATCCATCAAAGTGGCAGTAAATTGCATAGGTTACGTCACCATTATCAAAAGCAATCATTGAACGTGTGCTCATTGTACTGCGCCTTCATTCTTCAAAATCTCTGCTGCAAGAGTATTAAGAACAACCTGCATAGCTGTCACGATCGCGATCTGGTCGGAGCGACGAGTCGCCGAGAAGACGTCGTTGGCGTAGGCAAACGCTTCAGCAAGTGTCTCGCGCTTGGCAAAGATGCCGTTCTGAATTGACTTTGCCAATTCAGCATTTTTGGACAATGTACTCATTGATTCACTCCATGTTATATTCTCATAGTATTATAACAAGAAATAAAAGTCAAACGTTTTTTACGCTTAGCAATAAAAAGTTTATTGCTCTGGATCCTCCTCTTCTATGACCTCAGCAATAAAGTCATAGAGGGCTTCTTTCAGAGCTTTTTTAGCTGGAAGGTAGCGTTCATTTTTAATCTTCCACATCTCACGATAGTTGGAATACTTTTCCTCATCCCACATATCATCACGAGCATCAATCATCTCTTCCAGAGAATCAATGAACTTATCAATGGATGTTATCTGCAACTTGTATTTCTTCAACATCCCTAGTCTCCGGATCTTCGGCAATGAAGTATTTTGCTTCATCATCAATAAGTTGATATGCTTCTAATGATTTACGAATACGGATAATTTGCTCCGTAACACTTCGAATGGTCTTTTGACTAGCAGCATCATTATGACCTTCCTCGAGATCCATTAAAGCGGCCTCAAGATTAGTATCTAATGAGTGATCAA